CAGCTTTTTGTGTTCTTGGATACGATTGGGACTCGGAAAAATACTACTTACTAGATGAGTATTTAGATGCTGAAAAAACTACTGAACAACATGCTACAGAAATTCGACGACTTATGGAAAAGTGGGAAATCGATTATATCTTTATTGATTCAGCGGCTCAGCAAACTCGATTTGACTTTGCTCAGAATTATGATATTACTACCACCAATGCCAAAAAGTCTGTTCTTGACGGCATTGCTCATGTGGCTGGTATTGTTGACAATGATAATCTTCTTGTAGACCAGAGGTGTAAGGAAAGCTTATCTTGTTTAGATCAGTATCAATGGGACCCGAACCCAAATTTAGCAAGAGAAAAACCAAAACATAATATGGCTTCGCACATGGCGGATGCATTACGATATGCACTATATTCATTTGAAACTTCAACTACAGGATTTTGATAGGACCAGAGAAAAATAGTAGTTGACAATTTAGTTCCCTCACGATATAATTTCGTTAATAAAAAGTAGTAGATTCAAAGATGACAGAGCTAAAACGAGATCCCGTAAAGTATATTCGGGACAAGGCAAAAGCAAGATATGAGAAAGGAACAGAGTGCTACATCTGTGGCACTGACGCCCAACTCGATTTTCATCACTACTACAGTTTGAGTCCTCTCCTTCAAAAGTGGGTCAAAGAAAAAGGCTACTACATGGAGGACATAAGGGACTTTAGAGATGAATTTATCAACGAGCATATTGAAGAGTTATACGAAGAGACTGTTACTATATGCCATGCGCACCACTTAAAACTGCATTCAATTTATGGGCGTAACCCAACATTACACTCAGCGCCTAAACAAAAACGTTGGGTAGAGATTCAAAGAGGAAAGCATGGCTTGGTATAATTTTTGGCAAAACAAGGATACGGAGGAGAAGTTAAATCCTGCACAACCTTATTATGACCATAAAGTAGAGTCGTCTCGGGAAAAAGTTGCTAACTATGAGCGCGCTTATGAAGACCTTGAAGTTGTAAATCGAGGCGTGAACATGGTCGTAGATGACTGCGCAGAAATTAATGTAAAAGTAGGCGAGCCGGTTGGAGGCACTAGTGTAGTTAAAGGAATCAAAAGGTCTCGCGTAAACTTACTATTAAATAAAGAGCCAAACCTTTTTCAAGATATTAGCACTTTTCGTCGTAATTTAATTACGGACTATCTTTTAGATGGAAACATCTTTATGTATTATGATGGAGTACATCTTTATCACTTGCCTGCAAATAAGATGACTATTCATGCGAGTGAGACAACTTACGTTGAAAAGTATACTTACAACGAGCAAATAACTTATACTCCTCGAGAGATAATTCATATCAAAGAGAATAGTTTTTACTCTATATATCGAGGAGTTTCTCGATTGAAGCCTGCTCTTCGCACTATGATTCTTTTGCGAAATATGAGAGACTTCCAAGACAACTTTTTCAAGAATGGAGCAGTTCCAGGTCTAGTACTAAAATCCCCTAATACGTTATCAGAGAAAATTAAAGAGCGAATGATTCAATCTTGGATTGCTCGCTATAGACCAGATGCAGGAGGTCGTAGACCTCTCATTCTTGATGGTGGAATTGAGGTAGATTCCATCTCGAATGTAAACTTTAGAGAGCTTGATTTTCAATCAGCAATAGAAGAAAACGAAAAAATTATTTTAAAAGCTTTGGGTATTCCTCCAATCATGTTGGACTCTGGGAATAACGCAAATCTTCGTCCTAATATGAGACTGTACTACTTGGAAACAATTCTTCCAATTGTACGAAAAATTAACTTTGGGCTAGAAAGGTTCTTTGGGTTTGAAATTACAGAAGATGCTACAAACATTCCGGCACTTCAACCAGAATTAAGAGACCAATCTCAGTATTACTCAGCATTGGTCAATACTGGAATAATTAGCCCGAATGAAGCTAGAAGTGCACTTAACCTGGAGCCTTTAGAAGGTTATGATGATTTACGCGTTCCAGCCAATATTGCAGGAAGTGCTGTAAATCCAGATGAGGGCGGACGGCCCCCGGAAGAAGAAGAAGGAGAGTAATCTATGGCGGTTCGACAAAAGCAAGCAGTACTAGATATTGCATATAAGCATTTTAAAGAGTTTGGACTTCCCCTCGACATTGAGTATAAATCTTATTTAGATATTGTAGGCCCGAAAGAGGCACTACACGCTATTTCAGTAAAAAGAAGTTTTAAGGCATGGAAGTATTTGCTGCATGCTCTTAAATTAAAGCACCCCGAATTGGGTAAGAAACCGGAGCCAGCACCTGCTCCGAAACCTGCTCCGAAGGCAAAAGAAGCACCCAAACCTTCGAGCAAGGCTGCTCCGGCAGAAGAAAAGAGTGAAGACTAATGGAAAAGATTTTTAATCTTACCTCCACTTTCAAAGCTCTCGACGAGGATGATGGAGGAGTACATATCTGCGGCATGGCTAGCACAAGCGATTTTGATCGTGCTGGTGATACAATTGATGCAGAAGCGTGGACTAAGGGTGGTCTGAACAATTTTGAAAAGAATCCTATTATTCTTTTTAATCATGACTATAATAAGCCGATCGGGCGCGCAACAGGACTTAAAGTCACTGAAAACGGTCTTGAATTAAAGGCAAAAATTTCTAAATCTGCACCAGATCATGTGGCGCAGCTAGTAAAAGAAGGCATTCTTGGAGCTTTTTCTGTTGGTTTCCGAGTCAAGGATGCTGATTATCTAACGGAAACTGACGGATTAAAGATTAAGGATGCTGAGTTGTTTGAGGTATCAGTAGTTTCAGTACCATGCAATCAAGCAGCAACTTTTTCTCTGGCGAAGTCATTTGACTCTATTGAAGAGTACAATGAATTCAAGAAAACTTTCACCAATCGTGTAGATCTAGCCGGTCAGTCTCTGGCTAAGGATGAAAATTCATCGGTAGCTAGTGAAACACCGGACGAAGCGGAAAAAACCGCGAAAGAGGAGATCATTATGTCGGAAGTACAAACTCCCGAAGTCGACTTGGAAGCTTTTGCGAAGAAAGTAGCAGAGGAGACTGCTGCTAAGATCGCAATGAAGCAAGCTGAGTCAAAGGCTGCCGAAGAAAAGGCGGCTCAAGAAGCAGAAGAGAAGGCAGCGGTTGAAGCTGCTGAGAAAGCTGCTCAAGAAGAAGAAGTTCAATCAGCTATTAAAGTAGGTGTTGAGTCGGGTGCTGAGCGCCTGATGGCAGACGTTGAAGCTAAGCTGGCTGAGAAAGATTCTAACCACGAAGAAGTTATCGCTAAGTACAAGGCTGACCTTGAAGAGAAGAGCGAAGAACTCACCAAAATGCGTGAGTCTAAGCGTGTATTCTCTGATCGTAACGGCGCTGGCGATCTTTCTAAGTGGGGCAAGGATTTCATGTATGGCCATCTTCTCGGTGTAATGACCGGTAAGGGCTGGGAAACTTCTTACTCTAAAAATCTGATGGAAAAAGCAGGTATTAACTATGCAGCTAATGCTGGTGATATCGCGCAAGAAGTTTCTACTCAGATTGAGAAGGAAATCATGCTTGAGCTGAAGCTTGCACAAGCTTTCCGTGAGATTACTATTAACTCACAAACTCAAGTACTGCCTATCCAAACGGACGCAGGTCCTGCAGCTTGGGGTTCTAACACTGATACCGCAGGTAACTTGGAGAACCGTCCTGAGGTTACTAACGCTCAGTACAATGCTAAGCAGGTAATCCTGAAAGCCACTCGATTGATTTCGACCACTTTCATGGACAACAACATCGACGAAGAAGTTCTTGTTAACTTGATGCCGATGCTTGTTGAGTCAGTTGCACGTGCACACGCTCGCGCAGTTGACAATGCTATCCTGAACGGTACGTCAGGAGGCAACGAAGCATTTGATGGCTTGGAAGCTCTTGCAGGTTCTAACGCCTTTGCAACTGACGTTGCTGCTGCTGGTACTGGCTCTGTCACTGCTAGCGACTTCTTGGACGCTCGTAAGCTGATGGGTAAGTATGGCATGATGCCTGAAGATCTGGTATACGTTGTATCGCAGAAGCGTTACTATGACCTGATTGCTGATGCTGGCTTCGCCGACATCACTGATGTAGGTTCTGACGTTGCAACCAAGATCACTGGTTCAGTAGGTGCTATCTACGGTACTCCCGTAGTTGTATCCGACCAGCTGGAATCTGAAGGCGCAAGCGCCACTGTAGGTTACGCCGTTAACGTTCGTAACCACGTAATTCCTCGACTCCGCGGTGTATCCGTAGAGCAGGATTACGAAGTACTGAACCAGCGTCGAGTAATCGTTGCTAGCCAATCTCTTGGCTTCAACCAGCTCGTTGCTAATAACGGTACTACTGACGTATCTGTTGTTAAGGTTACCCAAGCGGCATCTTAATATACTTTTACAAACTGGGGAGGTTCGCCTCCCCAAGTTTTTACTAATTAGCTTATGACAGACTTAGTTACTCTTATAGAATATAAAGCTGCCGAAGGGATTAATACGCCCAAAAATGACGAGCAGCTTAATTATCTTATTCCGTCCGTGAGTCAATTAGTAAAAACTTACTGTGCAAATAGCTTTGTAGATTACTACAGCTCTAATAAAGTTGATACGATTAATATTGATTGGGATACATATATTGTACAACTTACAGAAAGCCCTGTAAATACAATATTATCTGTAGAAGAAAGAGATTCTTATGGAAGCTCTTATAACACTCTTACTACTGGAGCATACGAATACTATTTGGACAGCGCTACAGATAGTATTATCCGTACAACAAATGGTAGCTACAAAAATTGGGCTCGTGGCCCAGGCGCAGTTCGTGTAACATATACCGCAGGGTATGCTTCTTTACCTTTAGATTTAAGACTTGCAGTTTTTGATTTGATTACATACTACTTGAAAGATGAGCACAAGGAGCGACGCACAATTGCAGGCGCTAGTATTCAGAATCAAGCAAGTTCAAGTCAGCGTAATAATGTGGCATTTCCTGACCATATTAAACGCGTACTTGATTTATATAAGAATTTTTAGTGGCAAGTAGTAATTTAAAAGCATTTTTAGAAAAGTTACATACTGAACTACAACAGGATTCGGATGACTATAGAAGGCTTGTAGGCAATAAGAAAACTCACGTATTTACCTATAAAAGCTCTACAATTAGATTTGTATTAAAAGATTTATTAAATCGTTCCACTGGGGGAGACACAAACGGTAGAGAAGCCTATAGAGCAATAGCAAAAGATTTAAAACCTTTAATAGCAAAGCTAACAAAAAGAATTCGTAAGAATTTTGAACAACTTTCAAAAACGTCCCCGGATATTGAATATAAACTAATTCCCGGAGGCGCAGAAGTAACAGTTATAAAATATGAAAAAACTAATAGAGATAACTACACTTTAATTACTAAAAACTATAAAAAAGCTTTAGATGAATTTTATCAAGATTTTTTAAATTTATTAGATAAGCCAATTACAAGGCCTAGTCAAAGTAAAAAAGATGTAGTTAGAGAAGTAACTACAGCAGGAAAAGCATTCAATTTAGAGCATATTAAAGGAAGTAACATTGAGGCTTTTTTAAATGATGCTATTTATAATGCTTTAAAAGAAACTTATGGAGATACTAAGCCTTCTGCCGCATTAAAAAAAGAATTAAAAAAGTATGGCGGAGAAACTATTTTAGATTTCTATAAAAATGCAGAAATAGGTGAAATAAATGTTACTATTCGAAGCCAAGTATTAAATGCTATAGTAGGCGGGGGTGCAGAAAAAGAGCTCGCTAAAAAATTAAAAAAAGCAGTAGAAAAATTACGAGCCCAAGATTTAAGCGGCTCAGATAGTTTAGTAGCGGGACAGCGAAAAAAAGTACTTAAAACCGTAGTTAAATCTTTCAAAAATAAAAAAGGTATTACAGTAAAGCATGAAAGTACTAAAATTAAAGGAGCAAAAAGTAATGCAACTTTAAAAAAGAAACCAAAGCTATCTCCTCTTAAACAGGCAGCACCTGCTTTAGCAAGAAAAAGAAGAGTTAAAAATAAACAGGATTCAAAAGAAAAACGATCAATGTTTTCTGTAATGGCAATGATGAATCAAAAATTGCCGCAAACAGTAGAAAAGAATATGAAGAGTCCTGGACTTGAGAGTAGAACAGGTAGATTTGCGCAGAGTGTTAGATTAACCGATGTAAGTACAACTCGGCAAGGATTTCCTAGTTTTGGTTATACTTATCAAACCGATCCTTATCAAGTTTTTGAAATGGGAAGAGGCAAAAGCCCGTGGTCAACGCCTCAGCGAGATCCTCGCACTGTTATTGATGCATCAATAAGAGAGCTAGCAGCAGAAATGGCAATAGGAAGATTTTATACTAGGAGAGTATAATGGCAGCTGAAAGAACTTTTACCAGCCGTAGAGCTGCTATTACAAAAGGTCTTGTAGATAAGCTAGCCTTAATTAATGGTCAAGGGGCATATCACTCTGCAGTTGCAGAAATAAGTCCTCGATTAAAATTTTGGGATGAAGTAGAGGAGTTTCCTGCAATTCATCTAAATGCAGGCTCCGAAACAAGAGAGTACCAAGGAGGCGGGTATAAAGACCGTTTCTTAAATGTTACAATTCGATGCTATGTAAATCAAGAAGATGCAGTAGATGCTCTTGATGAATTAATAGAAGACGTCGAAACAGTTTTAGAAGAAAATAGTAGGCTGGAATATTATGACCGATTAGGTCTTAAACAGTATACTCAACAAATCACAGTCATCAGTATTGATACTGATGAAGGTGTATTAGAACCTTTAGGAGTTGCAGAAATTCTCATTGAGGTTCGATACTAGAAAATGCTGGCACGAACAAAAGTTCACGTCCATGCCTTTTCAAGACATAGGAGATAATCTATGGCAGATAAACTTTATTTTAGTCGTGATACAAAACTGTATGTCGAACTAACAAGTAATGCTGGCGTTCACCAAGGAGTTTGGGAAGTGCCAGTTCTTGACGGCTTCAGTTTTTCTCAGGCTACTAATCAAACCGAAATTGGTCTGAACGAAATGGAAAGTACTGCAGGTATCAGCCGTCGGGGCCGACGTCTCTTTACAGACTCTCTGGCTCCTGCTGAATGGTCTTTTAGTACTTATATTCGCCCAACTCTTAAAAGCAGTAACAATCACCTTGTAGACGAAGTCCTCTGGGCAGCAATGGCAGGCGCCGATATTCATGGGACTTCACCAGGTACTGAAAGTGCAGACTATGATCGTAATGCTGGAGATAAAACCTCTGGAAACTCTGATCCTGTTTTTGATGTATCTACAGGTGCTATGAACTTTAAAGAATCAAACCGTTCTACACTTCCTAAAATCACCCTATACTTTGTATTTGAGACGGATGCTACAGAGCCTATGGTATATAAGCTGGCCAATGCAATTGTAAACGAATGTTCTATTGATTTTGATATTGATGGAATCGCAACTGCCAACTGGTCAGGTTTCGCAAAAGAAGTGACAGACATGAAGAGTGCCGGTCAAGTAACTGTTCAATCTGGAACTAGTATCTCAGGTGCAACTGTAGGCGATGTTTTCCTTGATTCAAATAATGACTTGGCATTTGGTGTAGCTACTGCTGCAACTACTCGTAGCGCCGCTTATACAACAGGTGTAACCTCTACTTCTAACTTTATTCGTAATCGTTTAACTCAATTAGATGTTCGAGGTCGAAATCCTGATGTAATGGAAGGAAAGCCTGTAGCACTTACTAATGTAACTAATGCATCTTCTGCAGTTATTACAGTAGGTACCGGACATGGAGTAGTTGTTGGTGATACGATTTCATTTTCAGGAATAGTTGATGATAATACTTCAGGAAACAATGATCTTGAAGCGGCTCTAAATGGAGCAAATCATACTGTTACTGCAGTCTCTTCAACAAGCATTACTATTTCTACAGACACTAGTAGCTTAGATGGTTATACTAGTGGTGGAATTGTTCATACAGGTATTTATAGCTTTACTTTAACTGGCGGTAATCTTACAATTTCTAATAATGTAACTTATCTTGTACCAGAAGAAATTGGTACAATTAACAAGCCAATCGAAGGTGTAACGGGTGCACGAGCAATTGGAGGTAACTTTACTTGTTACCTAGTATTTGATGATACTGGAGCAGACGGCGATAATACGGGGGCATCTGCAGACTTTTTTGCTGATCTTGTAGATCCGAACAAAGGTTTGACAAAAGTTGTAAACGACTTTGATATTACATTTAAAGTTGGTGGTACTACAGCTTCTACTCCGCGCGTTAATTTTAATTTCCCGAAAGTTCATATTGACGTACCCACTCATAATATTGAAGATGTTATTTCATTAGAAACAAACTTTGGTGCATATACCAATGACTTTGATACTGTAGACGAGTTCAATATGACTGTATTTGGAGTCTCTGCTTAATAATTATAAAATTACCTACCTAAACCCGCTTCGGCGGGTTTTTTCTTTCCAGGTGTTAAAAATAATTCTTGACATTTTTCCTGCCCTTCGATATAATATGTGGTATAAATCAATAAAAACCTTTAAGGACCAATTATGACAGACAAAAAAGAGCCTATCTCTCTCGCGAGTCTCATGACTCCAAGCAAAACAGTAGCAATTGACTTTCCTGGATATTCAGGAATGAAAGTAGATCTTTGCTACTTAGCAAGAGAGGAGTTGATTAAACTTCGAAAGCGTTGTCTTACTACAAAATTTAATAGAAAAACAAGGCAGCCCGAAGAAGAGCTAGATGAAGAAAAGTTTTTAACAGAATATTGTAATGCAGTAATCAAAGGATGGAAAGGACTGAAATTTCGATACCTAGAAGAGCTTCTTTTGGTTGATATTTCTGGACAAGATCCTGATGATGAATTAATGTATACTCAAGAAAATGCAGAGCTTCTCATGAAGAATGCAAATGATTTTGATACATGGGTAACAGAGTCAGTAGGTGACCTTGAAAATTTTACGAGCAACAAGTAACCGAAGTTCGACAGTTACTTGACCGATACGTAAGAGAAAGCTCACAGATAGACGTAGAAAAATACCTACGTATGTGTGAGCAGTTGGGCCAAGAGCCTAACCCAGCCAAAATGCCGCTCGATTCTTCTTCTTTTCCAGAAGAAGTTCAAGTGGCATTTTTTATATATGGATTACTATCTGATCGCTGGGATGGAATGTCTGGTACGTATTTAGGTAAAGACTGGAATAGTTTAGAGTATATATTTAAAATATACAAAATTGAAAATCAAAAAGAAGTATTTTTCTTTTTAAAAATTTATGAGAACCTTCTCATATCTTATAGAGCAGAAGAAGCAGAGAAAAAACGAAAAGCAGAAGAGCGGAAAGCTAAGTCTGCAGGAGGTGGAAAACAGTACACCCATAATGTTCGCGGCTGATGGCAGGAAATGAAATCAATTTAACTCTTAAGATTACTGATAAAGGTAATCTTAAAATAATTGGACAAAATGCTGAAAAAGCAGCCGCAGGTTTAGATAAAACTGGAAAGTCTGCTCGTACTGCTGATCGAAATCTTAAAGGAGCTGCCCAAACTTCCGCAAACGGTAGCAAAAACTTTTCGAAAATGGCACAAGGCATCTCCGGAGGTCTTGTTCCTGCTTATGCGACTCTTGCTGCGCAGATATTTGCAGTTAGTGCAGCATTTAACTTCTTAAAAGATGCAGGCCAACTAGGATTACTACAGAGCGGTCAAACTGCTTATGCCGCTGCAACAGGTATATCTCTTAAATCCTTAACAGAAGATATACAAGCAGCAACCGAAGCCCAATTAGGCTTTAGAGATGCTGCTCAGGCCGCAGCAATAGGTGTTGCAGCCGGCTTAGATCCAACACAAATTACTCAAGTCGCAAAAGCCGCAAAGGATGCTTCTACTGTTCTTGGTAGAGATCTTACTGATTCTTTTAATAGGTTAACCCGAGGTATTACAAAAGCCGAACCAGAATTATTGGATGAATTAGGTATTATTCTTAGACTAGATACTGCTACTCAAAACTATGCGGACGCTTTGGGAAGAAGCAAAGATTCTTTGACAGCTTTCGAAAGAAGTCAGGCAGTTGCAAATGAAGTCCTTACTCAAGCAGAAGAAAAATATGGAAAAGTACTAGCCGTAACTGGAGGAGGTGCAAATGAATTTGCAAAACTTTCAACAGCTTTCGAAGATATTGTAAATAATTTACGAAAATTTGCAGTAGACTTTTTAACGCCTATTGCTACTACCTTGCAAGAAATGCCTGCACTTATTTTTGCAGCATTTGCTCCTTTTGGAGCACAAGTATTTAAAACAGCATTACCAGGATTAGAAAAAGTTAGTGGGGCTTTGGATAATATGGCAACTCGAGCTGAAAGTGCCTCGGAAAAAGCCCAAAAATCATTAAAAGAATCTCTTAAAGATGATGAGCTTGTAAAAGGATCTGCAGTTTTACAACAAGCACTACAAAAAGAAGTACAAGCAAATGCACAGGCAAGGCTCGCAGACGTACAGGCAAATAAAAACAGTCTTTTACAAAAGTTAAAAGATGGAAAACAGTTAAGTAATGCTCAAATTGTTCAAGTTCGTAAAAATTTGCAAGCAGAAGCTCGTGGTTACAAAATTAAAGACAAAGAAATTAAAGCGAGTTTGCACAGAACTTTAAATGAAATGGAGCGTTCAAATAGACTTACTACAAAAAAGATGGAACTTCATTTTAAAACTTTAAGTTTTGGAGTTCAAAAAAGCTTTGCAAATATTAAAACATCTGCAGCAGGTTTATTTGCAAGTCTTGTAAGAGGCGCACAAGCAGCAGGGGCAGGCATTTCTATGGCTTTAAGCGCTATTTCTTGGATTGGTTTAATAGCGAGTTTAGGGGCTTTGGCGGTGTCTTTTTTTCGCTCAGGAAAAGAAGCAGAAAATGCAGGGCCTAAATATGATTATTTAGAAAGTAAAGTAGAAACTCTTACAGCAGAAACAGAAGAATTTATTGCAGTTCAAAATATTTTAAATGATACTTTTGAATATGGTAATAAAGCAGTAGAAGCTTATGGAAAAAGACTATCAAATACTTCTACTCAAAAATTAGGGGATACTTTACGAGGCTCAAAAGAACTAATAGCCATACAAAAAGAAATAAGCGGAGTAATAGAACAAGCTGAAAAAGATCTTCCTGGGGCTACTCGCGCATCAGAAGCTTCTCAGCGCACTTCTAGAAACATTTTAGAGTCTGGTTCAGGTGCTTCCCCTGTAGCATTTCTTTTTGCCCAGAAGGAGGAAAAAAGTTTAGTAGAAGAATTAATAGAAGTTAGAAAAAAAGCCACTATGGGACTACAGGAGTACATAGAAACAAAAAAAGAAGAATTAACTCCTACTGAAAATGCTCTAAAAATATTATTAGACGATAAAAAAGCTTTGGAAGGCCTTACTAACGAACGCTTTCAGGCTAGTACTGTTATTAATGCTTATAAAACCTCTTTAGATGCATTGGCAAAAGGTCAAGAAGTAGACATAGAGTTATTATTAAAACAAAGAACGGCTGTAGAAGAATTGGCAGCAGAAATAAGTCAATTAACTAGACTACAAACCGAGAACTCAAGAGCTATTTCTACGGCGGAGGCTAGAGTACTTCCTTTAAGTGAGTACGATCAACTATTAGTAAATATGAATCAAGAGTTAAGGCTCTTGCAAGATATTGCATCTCAGTATGAAAAAAATAACGAAGGAGAACAACTCAGTGAAGCTGAGGAGAAAAGATTAAAATTTTTAAAAGATAGAAAATCTTTAATAGAAAGTTTAGCAAATCTTGAGTTTAAAATTGCTAAAAATACCTTAGCAACAGATACCGCACTAATTACTGCTTCTAGGGGTAAAACAAAGCTAGTTAAAGAAGGTATAAGACTAGAAGCAGATATAATAAAAAGTAAAATAAAAGAGTTTGAATTAAGCGAAAAAATTAGACAAGCAACTAAGCTAATGGGTGAAGATTCTCAAGCTATTAAAGAGGCTCAAGCTGCTAGAAGTCGTGGAGAAACTTTAACCAAGGAGCAACAGACTTTGCTGGATACTAATGTAGCTAGAGAAAGATCTATTGAGCTAGCAGCAGCAGAACTAGGTCTTACTCAAGAAAAAACAGCAGAATTAGAGCTTCAGAAAAATACGTTATTTCAACTTCAACAAGCAGCTCTTCAAGCCTTTGAAACAAGTGTTCAAAGTAACTTAGCCTCTTTAATAAAGGGAGATGAAAGTAGCTTAAAAGATGCAATGCTTTCCATTGCCCAATCAACTCTA